GGGAAGACCTGCTGCAAGGCGCTGACGCTGCCGCATTGAAGAAGGTTGCAGATGCTTACGGATACAAACCAGCAGATCTTGAGGACCAGATCCTTGCTGCTGTTCAGGGAAAAGAGTATGACGGAGAGATCCCTACAGCTGACACCTTCAAGAAGAAGGGTATTGCCTTGGCTAAAGCAACGTACTTCCAGCTGACACCACAACTTGACGCTGGTCTCACCCTGCAGGAAATCTTCTCCCCATACCGGGACCTTGCTTCACGTGTGCTTGAGGTAGCCCCAGACACAATCGACTTTAATGACCCAAAGTTTGGTGTTGCTTTTGGAACAAAAGACAAACCATCAATGAGTCTTAGTGAATGGATGGACACACTCAAGTCTGATCCTAAGTACGGTTACGACAGAACATCGCAGGCAAAGAGTGATGCCAGGGCAATGGTTATGTCCATGGCTAAAGCGTTTGGAAAGGTTGAGTAATGGCTACTCCTCAAGAAGTTTATGACCTATACGTAAAGGCTGGATCCACTGTAACCGGGGAAGCCCAGACTGCTCTTGACGATGTATACGCAAAGTTCCAAGCTGGAGAAATAAGTGCAGATGCAGCATTTTCTAGTTTTGGTGGATCTTCTGGTTCAGCAACAGGGCTTGACCCAGCTAGCGCTAAAGCAATACTTCGTAGTGGACTTGCATCGTACGGACTGGAAGGTCTTTACGATGCCATCTGGACCAAGTACACCCGTGGTGAAGTTGATCCAGATAACTCGGATGCTTTCATCTACTCGTTGAAAGAGGAGCCTGCATACAAGCAGCGCTTTGCAGCTAACGAGATCCGTAGGGCTAAGGGATTGCCTGAACTATTGCCGTCTACTTACCTCTCCATGGAGCAGGAGTACAAGAACGTAATGTCTTTTAATGGTCTGCCTCAGGGTTTTTACTCAGACAGCGATCAGCTAAACAAGTTGATTGGTGGAGACGTATCTGTAAACGAACTGAACAACAGGCTTCGTGATGCTTACCGTGTAGTCAAGGATGCACCAGCTGACGTTACTGAGAAGCTGAGGACAATGTACGGGCTTAGCGACGGTGACATCCTGGCTTACTTTATTGACCCAGAGAAGGCTCGTCCGATGATGACTTCTGGTGAGTACAAGATCCAAGCACAAGCAGCGCTTACGGCAGCACAGGCCGAGCGTCAAGCCGGACTAACAGTTGGTAAGCAGTTTGCTGAAGACGTAGCTCGTCGTGGCATAACCCAGGCACAGCAGACCGCAGCATTTGAGAACGTAGCCAACATGCGTGAGCTTGGTCGTGCAGCATCAGCTGAGGCAGGACTAACACAAGAACAAATTGCTGGAGCTGCACTCAACACAGATGCAGAAGCAAAACGTAGGCTCGATGAACTGAAGCGACAGAAAGTTGCTGGGCTAAGTGGCGGTGGTGGGTTCACTCAACGTCAAGTTGGCGGAGCAATTCAATCTGGTTTAGGAAGCGTGTGATATAGTTTTAACAGTTCCAAGAGGAACTAACCATTGGAAAGCCCCCCGGTTTCAATGTGCATTTAGGGGTGTATTAAGTTAAGCAGCCGTTTGGTTCCTCCAACCAAGCGTGGGCAGAAGGAGTGGGTCATGTCAGAACAAGGCTTCTACGAAGAAGAGGACGTTCAAGACCAAGTGCAGCAACCTCGCGATCCGGTCAGGTCACACCTGAAGAAACTGGAACAAGAGAACAAAGAACTTCGACAGCTGAAAGCAGATGCTGAAGCAGCCAAGAAGAAGTTAGCTTTCGTGGAAGCAGGCGTAGACCTGTCAAGCCCGGTAGCTGAATACTTCATCAAGGGCTACGACGGCGAAATCTCTGCTGATGCCATCAAGTCTGCAGCTTCCAAACTTAATCTCACACCACAAAGTGCACCAGCACCTCAGGCGGTACAGCCAGCAGAACAGCAGGCATGGAACCGAATGGGCAATGCCGCAAGAGTGGGCGAGGTGGGCGAGCCGCAGGTTGACTTTGCTTCACGAATCTCAAACGCCAAATCTGAACGAGAAGTGATGGAATTACTGGCCCAGGCGCGAGCCAACCAAACCAACATCATCTAACTCAATTAAGGAACTAATAACATGGCAGGCGAAACAACCACCTCTGCACTGTCCGTAGATCAAATTGCGTTTGACCGTCTTGCATACTTTGCATTGCGTTCAGAGCTTTTGTTCGATCAGGCAGCAGACGTACAACCAGTAGCTCAGGCAATGCCTGGAAGCGCTGTAACATTCACTATCTTCAACGACATCGCAGCAGCGACCAGCACGTTGAACGAAGTGACCGACGTAACTCCTACTGCCCTTTCGGACAGCCAGAAGACCGTCACCCTTGCAGAATACGGCAACGCCGTTGTGACCACAGCTAAGCTCCGTGGCACAGCGTTCTTGGACGTAGACGCTGCAGCAGCAAACGTTATCGGCTACAACGCCGGTGACTCAATGGACAAAGTTGTATCTGCAGTTCTTGCTGCTGGCGACAACGTAGCTTACGCAACCGGTGGCGCTTCAGCTCCTACCTCACGCGTTGGCATGGCCGTTGACGACTTGTTGACTGCAAACGACATCCGCAAGCAGGTAGCTGCATTGCGTAAGGCTAACGTTCCAACCTTCAATGGTTCGTACATTGGCTTCATCCACCCAGACGTGTCGTACGACTTCCGTTCGGCAACCGATGCATCAGCATGGCGTACACCAGCCAACTACGTAGACCCAACCGGAATCTACAACGGCGAAATCGGTCTCTTTGAATCAGTACGATTCATCGAAACCCCACGTGCACCAATCTTTGAAAATGCATTCAACGGTGCAGGTGCAGCTGGAACGGGTGACTCGTATGCAACTCTTATCATGGGTCGTCAGGCTCTTGCTAAGGCATTCAGCACCCAGGATGGAAACGGCGCAATGCCAAAGGTTGTTCGCGGCAACGTGACCGACCTGCTCATGCGCTTGATGCCAATTGGTTGGTACTGGCTCGGTGGCTACGGCCGCTTCCGCGAGGCTTCATTGCGTCGTATTGAGTCAGCATCGTCCATCGGTGTAAACGCAAGCTAAGCAGCTAACTACATAGCTGTAAGCAGCAAGCCCCTCCGCCTAGTACGCGGGGGGGCTTTGCTATACTAATTAAGAACTAGGAGTCACATGTCAATTTCAAACTACGCAGAACTTAAATTGCTTGAGCATGTCACAGGCAAAACTTCATTCACCATGCCATCGAACGTGTACTTGAAGTTGCACACCGGTGACCCAGGCGAAGACTGCACATCAAACGCAGCAACCGAAGCAACACGCAAAGTCACATCTTGGGCTACTGCTGCTTCCGGATCAATTGCAACGAGTGCAACGGTTGAGTGGACAAACGTTTCAACAACTGAGACTTACACCCATTGGTCAATGTGGGATAACTCAACAGGCGGCAACCCATTGTGGAATGGTGCACTGTCCGCTTCAGCTGCTGTAACTTCTGGCGACACTTTCCAGATCACATCACTTACGCTGTCTCTCGACTAGTAGGTAGGGGAATCCCCTATGGCTGCTTTTCAGAGCACGCTCACAGATTTTTCATCTGCATATAGGCCAGCAACTGGTCTTTACTTTGGCGCACCAATCTGGCAGTTAACTGCTACTGGATCTGGTTCGTCATCTTCTTCGTCTATTGCATTTGCAACTAAAGCAAAACAGGGAACAGGTTCTGGCACTGGATCCGCTGTTGCTGTTGGCGTTCGCATTGTTGGAAGAACTGCCACTGGATCAGCAGTCGGTGCACAAGTAGCAGTAATCTCTGGTCCTACACAGCTACGACTTGGTGCAGTAACAGACTTCTCTTTCCCTTACTTAACTGGTGGACGCTTTTATCTTGGACCTGCTTACTATCTAAGAACAGCTTCTGGAAACGGGACAGGATCTCAGTCAACAGTTTCAATACGTGTCGCTGTTCGTTCAGCAACTGGATCCGGATCTGCTGGGGCATCAACAAGCACAGATCTTGAAATACTCTTCAGGTCCGCAACCGGATCCGGAACATCATCCAGCGAAGCCGACCCATTCTTGTTTGTTGTTCGACAGGGTTCTGGATCTGGTGTCGGGACTTCTTCTGTCACCTTCATGCGCAAGCGCCTACGCGCAGCTACCGGTACAGGG